ACTCAAGCAGTTCGATGGCGAGATGACGGCGTGGCGCCTACCGCTTCGGTTGGAATGCCCCTTGCTGCCGGTGTCACTTTGCAATACGATGGCGACTTGACTCAGATCAAGTTCATTGAGCAAAGTGCCAGCGCGAAGCTGAACATTACTTACTATTCTTAAGAGGTCATCATGCAAATCTCTAATGACACTGCGGCGCTAAATTACGTCGATTACTTCACCAAACAGTTGCCTATTGACCTTGCCACTATGGCTGCATTGCGTGATGAACTGGCTACTCGCCAGGGCGCTTTGTCTGCGGCTAAAGACGCCGTAACTGACCGAGCCAAAGCGGCGGAGGAACTTGCTGCTGCTAGGGCAACAGCCACAGACACGCAAGCTGCTGCCCAACAAGCATTGGACGAGGCCAAAAGTTCTTTAGCTGCGGCCAAGGCCAAAGAAAAAGAAATAGCCGCACGCGAAAAAGAAGTTAATGCTGATCTGACTTCCCGCCAAGCTGACGTTACCAAACGTGAAACATTAGCAGATGATAAAGCTGCCGCCTTGACCGCGCAACAAGCAGCGCTTGACGCCCGCAGCGCGGTCTTAGACTCGCAAGAAGCCACATTGCAAACTCGCGTTAAAGCCTTTCAAGATAAAGTTGCTGCAATTAGCGCTTAAAGGAAAAAACTATGACCGTCAATCTTTCCGCACTTGCTGGGGCAGGGCAACAGTTTTTTGACAATAACGGTGTCATATTGTCGGGCGGAAAGCTGTATTCTTACGCTGCGGGTACGTCCACACCTCAAGCAACGTATACATCTGCATCTGGCGCTACCGCGCACACTAATCCTATTGTGCTGGACTCAGCAGGCCGTGTTGCTACGGGTGAAATTTGGCTGACCGCTGGAAGCAACTATAAATTTGCTTTATACACCAGCGCCAATGTTTTGATTACGACTTGGGACAACATTACAGGCATTAATGGTACTGGCATTGCTACTGATTCTGCATCTGTAAGTTATACACCGGCAGGAACGGGCGCGGTAACTACTACAGTACAAGCTAAGTTGCGCCAGTATGTAAGCGTTCAAGACTTTGGGGCTAAAGGTGATGGCTCAACCGATGACACACTTGCTATTCAAGCTGCACTTGATCTTGGCCCCTTTCACGCAATTTATTTTCCCGCAGGGACTTATGTAGTTTCTAGTTTAACTTGCGGCGCAGATATTACTTTGTATGGTGATGGTTTAACTAACAGTCAATTAAAGTTTAAAGCAGGAAGCGCCGGAGCAATTCTTACTGCAAATAACGCAGTACATTTAACTATTAGAAATTTAGGTTTTAACGGAAACTACACTAACTGTGCTTCAGGTACAAATTGTTTATCAATTACGGGAACTGAAAGCGGCGGGAATGGATTTTGGATTGATGAATGCGGATTTTTTAATGCCAAATCAATTGGGTTATACCAAGTTGGAACCTACTCAAAAGCAAGAATTTCAAATTGTATTGCAGAAGGAAATCAATTAGATGGTATTGATACCACCGCAACCAACATAATTTTAGAAGGCAATCGTTGTGTTGCTAACGGAAGATTTGGTATTTTGTCTCAAGGAAGTTGGTCACAAATTTTTGGAAATACTTGTACAAATAATGGTCAGTTTGTTACAGGCGGTGCAGGTATTGGTGTAGTAAGTTGCAGTTTTCCGATTGTGTCAAACAACAACTGTATTTCAAACGGCACAAGTACCTATTTCACACACGGCATTCAGTTTAACGGTGTCACTAACGGTGTGATGGAGGGTAATTTTTCTCAAGGTAATAATGGTTCTGGGCTAGATATATATCAATCTGCTTATGCAACATGTACTGGAAATCAAACGATAAACAACAAAGTTCGTGGAATTGAAAATGACACTACCAGCACATATTCTGTTATTGACGGAAATGTAGTAAATGGAAACTATGAAATTGGAATTAGCGTATATAACACTATTGGGTCTGTTGTATCAAACAACATAGTAAGTGGAAATGGTACGCTTGGAACCGCATCCAATCCATTGACAGGAAGCGCAAATTTACCGTATGGAATTTCTTTATGGGGTGCAGGAAGTTACGCTAACAACTCAATGATTTTGGGAAATCAAATTTCACAAAACGTAGGCAGTGGGTCAAATGGCGTTGGTCTTTGGGTTGATGCTTCTTGCACAGACGTTTCTTTATTGTCTAATGAGTTTGCGGCTAACACAACAAACATAACTTCAATTAAGGCAAACTTTTTTGTTGTTAGAGATAATCAAGGCATTTATACGCAACAAAGTGGGACTGCTTCTCTCGGAAGTGCAAGCACGTCTGTTGCGGTTACATTTTCTCCGGCGTTAACTTACGCGCCTACCGCATCTGGGATTAAATTAATGTATCTTGCCCAGCCTTTTTCTAACACTGGGCCTTTTGCAATATCTAGTATTTCTACTTCAGGGTTTACCATTAGCACTTACGCCGTTCCTGGCGGTAGTGGAACAACAATTGATTGGTCGGTTAGCGTATACCCTTAACTATGGCTAATACAAAAATATCGGCTTTAACTTCTTCAACCACGCCATTGGCGGGGACGGAGGTTTTGCCGATTGTTCAATCAAGCGCCACAGTAAAAGTTGCAGTGTCTGATTTGACCGCAGGGCGTTCCGTAAGTATGTCGGCGGGAACTATTTCTTCTGGAAACTTAACTTTTAGTTCTACTTCCCAACGGATTACTGGTGACATGAGTAATGCGACTATTGCAAGTCGGGTGGCATTTCAGACGAGCACAGTGAATGGAAACACAAATATAAATGCGTTGCCTAATGGAACTTCTATTATATCTGCATTTAATGCATTTAATAATTCTGACCCGACAAATGCGTCTATAGCACAATTGCTGGTTGTAAGTTCAACAGTGTCTGTGCGTTCAGCAGTTACAGGCACAGGCACATCCCTACCAATTACCTTCTTTATAGGAGGCAGTGAACGGATGCGCATGGATACATCAGGTAACGTGCTCGTCACTAACCCTGCTGGTCTTGGCTATGGCACTGGCGCTGGCGGCACAGTTACCCAAGGAACAAGTCGAACAACGGGGGTCACGTTAAATAAGCCTACCGGACAAATCACAATGTTTTCCGCATTAGGTTCTGCGGTAGCGGCAACATTTACAGTTACCAATAGCTTGGTCGCGGCGACTGATACCATAATTTTGAACCAACAATCGGGAACAAACCTTTACGTTTTGTTGGTTACGGCGGTCGCTGCGGGTAGCTTTAACATCACGTTTTACACAACCGGCGGCGTTGCAACTGACGCACCGGTAATAAACTTTTCGTTAATCAAAGGAGTAACAGCATGAGTTATCTTGCTGCAATCTGTCACGACATTAAATCCAACACCTTAGAAGCCACATGGCTAGAGGAAACGGAAACGGAACTCAAGCGAGTAAAGTGCCGCAACTACAGCGCAGAACAAAAGGACGAGTTTCTTGTCGATTGCGGTGCAGACGGCCAAAAATACGCCGATTTGGCAGGATGGTAAAAATTCCAGCATAATGCTGAAACAACGTACTGGTGCGTTCACCAGGGATTCTTTGGAATCGAAAAATGTCAGAAGAAAACCTAGCGGTAGTAGAACCCGCGCCGGAACAGGAAGCAACGGCTGCACCTGAACCTGAAGTTAAAGCGCCGGAAGCAGAAGCACCCAAGACATTCTCGCAAGAGGAACTTGATGCAGCTATTGGAAAACGCCTCGCAAGAGAGCAACGAAAGTGGGAACGGGAACAAGCACAGAGGCTTGCGGAAACGCAGACCTTGAGGGCTCCGGCAGCGCAGTCTGTCGATCAGTTTGAAACGCCAGAGGCTTACGCCGATGCGTTGGCCTATCAAAAGGCCGAGCAACTGATCGCGCAGCGCGAAGCGGCCAAGCAGCACTCGCAAGTTCTTGAGAGTTATCACGACAAGGAAGAGGAAGCCCGCGCTAAGTACGATGACTTTGAACAAGTCGCGTACAACCCCAAGCTGCCAATTACTGATGTGATGGCCGATACGATTCGGTCTTCGGATGTTGGGCCTGAGTTAGCTTACTACCTCGGAACTAACCCCAAAGACGCAGAGCGTATATCTCGCCTAGCCCCGCTTGCACAGGCAAAGGAAATTGGGAAGATTGAGGCCAAATTGGCGTCTGATCCACCAATGAAACGTACGACATCCGCGCCAGCGCCGATTTCGCCTGTCACTGCCCGATCTACTGGATCGCCGGCCTATGACACTACTGATCCCAGGTCTACCAAGACCATGACGGATTCGCAGTGGATTGAAGCCGAACGGGCACGACAGCGTAAAAAGTGGGAATCGCAAAACCGCTAACTTTTTTTAAGGACTTTTTTCATGGCTAATAGTATCCTAACCATTGACATGATTACCCGGAAGGCTCTCGAAATTCTTGAGAACAACCTGGTACTCACCCGTAACGTAAACCGTCAGTACGACGACAGCTTTGCTGTTGAAGGTGCCAAGATCGGTTCTACTCTGCGTATTCGTCTGCCCGACCGCGCTTTGGTCACTGACGGTGCCGCTCTGCAAGTGCAGGACGACAACGAGCAGTTCACCACTTTGTCTGTCGCTTCGCAAAAGCATATTGGCGTGAACTTCACTTCCGCTGAATTGACCATGCAGTTGGATGACTTTGCAGAGCGTGTGTTGAAGCCCCGTATCAGCCAGTTGGCCTCCAGCATTGATGCTGATGTTGCTAACTGCTACAAAACCATTGGTAACACTGTCGGCACTCCCGGCACTACGCCAGCTACTTCGTTGGTGCTTCTCCAAGCCCAGCAGAAGTTGAACGAGAACGCCGCTGTGATGTCGCCCCGCTATGCAACGGTTAACCCCGCCGCAAACGCTGGTTTGGTTGAAGGCATGAAAGGTTTGTTCAACCCCACCGACACCGTGTCTCGCCAATTCAAAAACGGCATGATGGGCACTGGCGTATTGGGATTTGAAGAAATCAATATGTCTCAGTCGATCAAACAGCACACTACTGGTTCGCGTGATGCCTCGGCCTCCACGACCACGGGCGCTGCTGTGACTACTGAAGGCTCGGCAACTCTGACCTTGGCTCAAGGCTCTGTGACCACCACTATCGCTGCTGGCGATGTGTTCACTATTGCTGACTGCTTTGCTGTAAACCCACAAACCCGTGAAACCACTGGTTCGTTGTTTCAGTTTGTTGCTTTGGCTGCGGCTACCGCTGTATCCGGCACTTGGACTGTGACTGTGGCTCCTATGTACTCGGCTGCCCATGCTTTGGCTACCGTGAACATCCTGCCGCAAAACAGCAAAGCTGTGACCTTCGTGGGCGCTGCTTCTACTGCTTACGCACAGAACTTGGTTTATCACAAAGACGCCATTACGTTCGCTACTGCTGACTTGTTGCTGCCCCAAGGCGTTGACATGGCTGCTCGTGCGGTTCATAACGGTATCAGCTTGCGTATCGTGCGTCAGTACGACATCAACAACGACCGTATGCCTTGCCGTATCGACGTTTTGTATGGTTTCAGCACCATTCGCGCTCCGATGGCCTGCCGCATCTGGGGTTAATTAATTTTTTTCTAAAGGAAATTTATCATGGCTATTCCTAACTCTGGCGGTGGTTACCAATTTACTGATGGCAACACCAATGAAATCATCATGGGCGTTCAAGCAGCGCCTAATACGGCGACTGCTACGGCCACTTTGACCGTTGCACAAACCACTGGTGGCGTCTTGGTAGGCAATCCGTCTACCACGGCGGCAACCTACACGTTCCCAACTGCGGCTGCAATTGATGCGGTGTTTAACAATTCAAAAGTTAACAGCACGTTTGAGCTAACAGTTATCAACTTGGGCACTTCGACCGGGTTGATTACTATGGCAGTGGGCACTGGCATCACTGCGGTTGGCAACTTGGTTGTTGCTATTACCGGCAGTGCAGCAGGTGTTGGTGGCGCGGCGCAATTCTTGTTCCGCAAAACCGGCGATGCTGCGTACACTGTGTATCGCGTGGCCTAAACTTGGATGGGGCTTCGGCCCCGTTCTCTAAGGAAACAATATGCCAAATACTCAAGCGGTAGGTGTTGCTTATAGCGACCCCGAATTTACTACCTGCTACGCAAGCCAAGAACTTGGCTACAGCGCAGCAGCACAAGGTGCTGTGACTCAGTTGACAGACAAGTCCACAGGGGTAACTCTGAACAAGTCTGCTGGCCGCATCACAATGAACAACGCAGCGTTGGCCGGAGCCACCGCAGTGTCTTTCATTTTGACCAACAACGTTATTTCCGCCAATGACACAATCATTGTGTGCGTTTCTAGTAACACTACTGGCAGCGCTCTTGGCGCTTACACCACTTACGTTTCGTATTTGGCTGCTGGTTCTGCTTTGATTACGCTGCGAAATTTGACTGCTGCTACTTCATATTCTGAAGCGGTGATTATCAATTTCTCCATCATCCACGGCGCAAGCTAAAAGGAAGGGGGCCACAAGCCCCCTTTCCCCTATGAACATTTATCTCAAGCACCCCGTCCACGGTCGCAAAGTTGCAACGATGGAACTTGAAGCCGAACATGATGAACAGCACGGCTGGACACGATATACTCTGGATACGCCCGAAGTCTTTGAGGCGGCTCCTGTCAACGCACTGGAAGTAAAGCGCCGTCGTAGAACCGAAACTGAAGGAGCCTAGCCATGGCCGTTTACACCGCTGGCGATCAGATTAACCGAGCCCTTCGATTGCTTGGTGTTCTTGCTGAAGGCGAGACTACTTCTGCTTCAGTGTCGCAAGACAGTTTGATGGCGCTCAATCAGATGATTGATAGCTGGAACACTGAGCGGCTGTCTATCTTCAATACGATTGACCAGATATTTACTTGGCCTGCTGGCGAAATTCAGCGCCACCTTGGCCCTACTGGTGAATTTGTAGGTGTGCGCCCTATCCTGCTAGATGACTCGACTTACTTCCGTGACCCGGGCACTAACGTCAGCTTTGGCATCAAATTTATCAATCAGCAACAGTACAACGGTATTGCTGTTAAGACGGTAACTTCTACTTACCCACAGGTTATGTGGATCAACATGGAGTACCCAAACATTCAAATGACAATTTACCCCAGGCCCACGCGGGACTTGGAATGGCATTTTGTCAGCGTGCAAGAGTTGGATCAACCTGCCACCTTGGCAACCAGCATCCTGTTTCCTCCTGGTTACTTGCGGGCGTTCACTTACAACTTGGCTTGCGAGATTGCGCCTGAGTTTGGCGTGGAGCCCAGCCCCCAAGTGCAGCGCATTGCTATGACCAGCAAGCGTAATCTCAAGCGCATCAACAACCCTGACGATGTGATGTCGATGCCTTACGCCATTGTGGCGACTCGGCAGCGGTTTAACATCTACGCTGGGAATTACTGATGAAAACGCCGATTCTTGGATCGGCCTACGTTGCCCGCAGTATCAACGCTGCGGACAACCGCATGGTCAACCTGTTTCCCGAAGCCATCCCCGAAGGCGGCAAAGAGCCCGGCTTTCTGAACCGCGCCCCAGGCCTTGAATTCTTACAGACCATGGGCACCGGCCCAATACGAGCATTGTGGGCGCACCAAACCAATGGCAGCGACTTCTACGTGGTCTCCGGCGCTGGCGTATATAAGCTGACCGGCTTGACCGCCACACCGCAATTGCTGGGCACGCTCACCACCACTACCGGCCCGGTGTCTATTGCGGACAACGGCACGCAGATATTCTTTGCGACCAACCCTGACGGGTTTATCTACAACGAAACCACAGGCGCGTTTGGGCAAATTACCGACCCAGATTTTACCGGCGCAGGGACAGTTACCTATTTGGATGGGTACTTTGTCTACAACGAGCCCAATAGCCAAAAGATTTGGGTAACTCAACTGCTGGACGGTACTTCAATTGACCCGTTGGACTTTGCCAGCGCCGAGGGTTCGCCAGATGGCGTGGTGGGCGTTATTTCCGACCACCGCGAACTATGGGTCTTTGGCACCGACTCGGTAGAAGTTTGGTATGACACGGGCGGCGTTGATTTTCCATTGCAACGCATTCAAGGCGCTTTTAACGAGATTGGCTGTGTGGCCGCATTCTCAATTGCCAAGCTGGACAACGGCTTATTTTGGCTAGGCACTGACGCCCGTGGGCAAGGCATTGTTTACCGTGCCAACGGGTATACCGGCGTTAGGGTTTCTACTCATGCCATTGAATACGCCATAGCCCAATATGGCAACATTTCGGACGCTATTGCGTACACTTACCAGCAAGAAGGCCATGCTTTCTATGTGCTGACGTTTCCTTCGGGCAACGCTACTTGGGTTTACGATGTGTCCACCCAAGTCTGGCATGAACGCGCTGGTTTTGACAACGGCGACTTTACGCGGCACCGCAGCAATTGCCAATGTAACTTTGGCGGCAACATCATTGTTGGCGACTTTGAGAATGGCAACCTCTATCGGTTTGATTTGGATGTGTATGCCGACAACGGCGGCATTCAAAAGTGGTTGCGCTCATGGCGGGCGCTGCCGACCGGCCAGAACAATTTGAAGCGCACGGCGCACCACAGCCTGCAATTGGACTGTGAAACAGGCGTTGGGCTTAATGACGGCCAAGGTAGCGATCCGCAAGTAATGCTGCGCTGGTCAGACGATGGCGGTCATACCTGGAGCAATGAACACTGGTCACCCGTTGGCAAAATTGGTGCGTATGGTCATCGAACCTTTTGGCGTCGGCTGGGCATGACGTTAAAGCTGCGCGATAGGGTCTACGAACTTTCAGGCACCGACCCCAACAAGATAGCCATCATGGGCGCTGAATTGATACTTAGCCCGACCAACGCATGACCATCGGCAACGAAACCCAGATCACGCCCCCGCGAGTATCGTTGGTTGACGAGCGCACGGGCGCGGTCTCGCGTGAGTGGTATCGTTGGTTTTATAGCCTGTACACTTTTACTGGGTCAGGATCAGGAGTTCTTCCCGTCACTTCTGGCGGCACTGGCTTAGGCACAATCCCAACCAACGGCCAACTGCTGATTGGTAACGGCACAGGGTATACCCTTAACACACTGGGCTACGGCGCGGGCATCTCGGTAACCAATGGGCTAGGCACAATCATCGTTGCCAATACCGGCGTCTTATCTAATATTGCTGGCACGGGCATTTCGGTGTCTAGCGCTACGGGCAACGTCACAATCGCCAATACCGGCGTGTTGTCCTTCTCGGCGGGCACTACAGGGCTTACCCCCGCCGCAGCTACCACGGGCGCTGTAACGCTGGCTGGAACGCTTGCAATTGCTAACGGCGGCACTAACGGCTCATCTACACCAACGGCTGGCGCTGTCCCCTACGGTACAGGCACAGCCTACGCATTTACCGCCGCTGGCACATCCGGCCAAGTATTGACCAGTGCAGGCGCAGGCGTACCTACCTGGACAACGCCAACAACCGGCACCGTTACTTCGGTGGGGTTGGCAATGCCAGTGCAGTTCACGGTAACTAATTCGCCGGTTACAAGTTCGGGAACGCTCACTGCTGCTTTTACCACTCAGTCGGCAAACTCTCTTTTTGCAGGCCCAACTTCAGGGGCCGGGGCTGTACCTACTTTTCGAGCGCTGACAACGGCTGACATTCCTGCGCTACCGTACGGTTCTGGCACGGTCACTTCAGTTGGCTTGTCGTTGCCGTCCATCATAGCGGTCACCAATTCGCCGGTCACTACTAGCGGCACGTTGACAGGGACGCTGACCACTCAGGCGGTAAATTCAATATTTGCTGGGCCTTCATCCGGCGCGGCTGCTACACCTACCTTCAGGGCGCTGACAACGGCTGACATCCCTGCGCTGGCGTATGGCACGGGCACGGTCACCAGCGTGTCGGTTGTCTCGGCCAATGGCCTTGCCGGTACGGTGGCGACGGCCACTACCACGCCAGCCATTACCTTGACGACCACCATCACCGGCTTGCTCAAGGGCAACGGCACGGCCATCTCGGCGGCGGTGGCTAACACCGACTATGTGCCGCTGTCCACGGTCATAACTAAGACGGCTGACTACACCATCACCGGCACGGACACTTGGATCATCAACAACAAGACCGGCTCGGCCTTGACGCTGACGTTCCCTGCGGCCTCAAGCTGGACGGGCCGGTACATCACGGTCAAAAATATGCAGGCCCAAGCGGTCAATTCGGCATCCAGCAACATTGTGCCGATTGACAGCACGACTGCTGGCACGGCGATATTGCTGGGCGTGGTGGGAAATTGGGCGACAATGGTGTCAGACGGCACCAATTGGATTATTATGCAGGCTGCGTCTAACAACAACCTGCTTTTGGAATAAGTACAGGAGCGTATTATGTCTATAGGATCATTATTAGGAGCAGCCGCAGGATTTTTTCTTGGTGGCGGCCCCGCAGGCGCAGCGTTAGGCGCAACTTTGGGTGGAGGCTTTGACCAGTCAAATGCCGCTACTGAAGCGGCCAATACTTCTGCCGCTGCCAATGACAGGGCGCTTGCATTGCAACAGCGGATGTATGAGGAAAATGTTGCACGGCAAGCACCTTGGCTTCAAGCTGGACAAGGCGCGCTCAATAAACTAACGGCGGCGGTTGATTACAAGCCGTTTGGTATGGATCAATTTCAAGCAGACCCAGGCTACGCATTTCGTTTGGGTGAAGGCCAAAAAGCGCTTGAGCGTTCCGCAGCCGCTCGGGGCGGTTTGATTTCTGGCGGCGCTTTGAAAGCCGCAACTCGCTATGGTCAAGATGCGGCGTCACAAGAATATATGAATGCATTTAATCGGTATGGCGTTGAGCGCGACCGTATGTTGCAACCGTTACAAAGTCTGGCCGGTGTGGGTCAAACTACCGCAAACTATTTGGGTAATGCTGGTCAATCGTATGGCACAAGCGCTGGTAACTTGTACGGCGCTACGGCAGAAAACCAAGGCAACGCGCTTATGGCTGGCGCAAACGCAAGGTCTTCTGCGTACGGCGCTGCTGCGCGATTGTTGC